GTTTGTATCAGTAATATTTCCAGTATGACCGCCGTATACGTCACCAGGATTGTTAGAATCATTATAATCACCATCTTGATTACGATTTTCGTTACCCAACCAAAATTCTAGTTCAAGCAAAGATATTGAAAGATCAATACCTTCTGGAGCATTTACCTGCTCGACACCTGCAGTAGCATTATGATAAAATGTTGGTATACCTGCTGGTGCATAGTTAGCTGAGATACGCCTAATAACAGCAGGCTTAAACTTCATAAGATATTTAGGATTTGGGACATAGGATGCAATAACAATATCTGGATATCCCCAAAGTATACTTCCATATTGAGCAGTAGTAGCTCCTACAAAAGGAGAAGCAGCATTATTCAATTTTTTAACTATCCGACGAATTTGTTCTGATTCTACAGGTATTCTAGGAACTAATCTCCATGAAAATGTATGTTCTTTATACTGAGGACCATCAAACACAACAGTCATAAATCTATTTGGAGCTTGTCCAACTGCTGATGCAAGAGCATCACCTACACCTCCAACTGCATTAATTAAAGGAGAGGCAAATTTTCGACCAATTCCTTGACCAGCAGCACCACCTACTGCTACAGCAGCAGCGCCCACTCCTTGTATAGCAGCATCGATATTATTACCTGCTCTAAAACTATCTATAGCAGATTGTGTCAATGCTCCTGCCCAGCCTAATGCACGAGTGTCCCATGCAATATTATAACCGTCAACAATTTGTGTAGGAAGAGGAAGTCGAATGGAGGAGTATATATCAAGTTTTCCAATAACATTAACCGATTGTCTTTTATAAGCAGCAAGGTTTAGAGTCATATAGTATTTTGGCTTATCAGATGGAAATGCTAAAGTTTGAAAATCCATAAAAGTAGATGCAATAACATCAGCACTTTGTGGTACATTTGGTTGAAGAAATGCATTAGATTGACTAAGTGGGTTTGGTTGAAAAGTAATAGCACCGGTACTTTGGTTGTTTTGGACGGCTGCTGTTTGGGTTGCGTCTAAGGCCATCTTCTTCCTATAAATAGATTTATGACGAATATTGACTATTGAGTTATTTATACAGGAAGAACCATGGCACCTATGAAAGGCGTCTTTAAATGCGCCCATCCAGAAAAGTATGCTGGAAACTATCTTAACATTATCTACCGCTCGGGTTGGGAATTTAAACTAATGTTCCAACTCGATCATGATCCTAACATTGTATTATGGGCCTCTGAAGAGAAAGCAATCGGATATATAAGTCCTTTGGACAATCGTCCACATAGGTACTTTCCGGATTTCATCGTCAAAGAACGGTTGACAAATGGGAAGACCTGTACTAAAATAATAGAAATTAAACCTTTCAAAGAAACACTTCCCCCAAAACAGCCAAGTGTTAAAAAGGGTTCTAAACCTAGTAGGACCAAACGTTTCATAAAAGAAGTAGAAACCTATGCTGTCAACCAAGCAAAATGGGCAAGTGCTAGAAAATATTGTGAGAAGATTGGTGCTCAATTTGTTATTTTAACTGAAAATGAACTTTTTGGGAGAATAAAATAATGTTAATAATTGGTTGTTATGCAGTAGCATTTGGTTTTGCTTGTGGTGCTCTCTGGATATTTCTTTATGGTCTTTATTTATGGTCTCAGCAGAACGCAAAAGATCATAGCGAGTTGACATACGATTAATGCCAGCAATTCCAAGCTATAGACAAATATTGTCAGATCAACGAAAAGAACGTAATATTGAGGAACAGAAAAAACGTAAATATAGGATACTGTGTACTAATTTGCCGTTCGTTATAGGAGAAGATGTTCGCTTTCCAGATCAACTTTCGGTGAATAAACATATTGAATCTGTTTATCAGGAGGAGTTCGGTGAAAGAAAAACCATTGCCCAAATCAAATTATGGCTCGGGGCTCGTGACCATAACTGGTAGTGAGCGCAATAAAAAAGCTCATCTCTTCTTTTTAAGAGGTATATGGAATGATATTTGGACATATTATGGTGATGATAGTGAAGAAGCTTGTAATGCTTTTATTGAAAAGTTTAGAAAAACATATCCGAAAGCCTCTAAAGCATATACAGATGATGACATCCTTAGATTCGGAGTAACACTAGATGCAAAATGAACGTTCAAAGTTACAAGACTATATTGACAGTAAACAAGAAACTATCGAAATAGAAATGACCGAAGACGAACGAAGCTATCTTAAAAGAGGATATGCTAGTATGAGACTTTTAGCAGAAGGAGATGCTCATTCTATGCACCTATGCAACAATATTATTATTCATAACTTTCACTTAATATATCCTGACTTTACTTTAACTGATAATCAAATCCTCTCATTTATCAAAAAGTTATGAAAACTGAAAGAGAGAAACTCCTCGAATATATAGATAAGAATAAATCAATGAAATGGGATTGGAAGATGATTAGGATATGGGAACAATCAATGAGATTAATTTATTGTAAACCTGGTGATCCTGACCCAATTCTTGCTTTGTGTGAATTGATGGCAGATAACATTCCAGAATGTTGGGGTGTATATGACAAAGAACAATTCATAAGATATATGAAGGAATGTCCTGATGGTCCTGATGTCTGAAAGAGAGAAACTCCTTAAATATATAGAAAATAAAAAACATCCTACTGAATTAGAATTTTATGATCTTTGGATTGATACAAAAAACATTCTTCTTCATGGTGACTTAGAGTTGTTTTATAGAAGTAGATGTTATGCAAAATGGCCAGAACTAACTCGTGAAGAAATGGACTCACAATTTTTATTATTAGTAGCAAAAGATAAAATGCGGGAAATTTTTAGAGAAGAATACGGTCTTGGCTAATAAAACTTTGGAGCAGATGGTCATTGACTTTTCTGCTAAACAAAAAGAAATCAAAACAAAAGGTTCTTGGCAGTGGTTTAAAGATCAAGCACAAAAACTTAGAACAGCAGCTTCTACTATCAAACCTGCTACTACACCAACTGTCATTAAAAATGAACCACAATCACTAACTAAATTTCCTACTGTTACTCAAGGTCAGGGTACATTAATAGGTAAGATGATTTTGTTTCAATATGACCCAAAATTAAAAAAGATTCTTCCTTATTATGACCTTTACCCAATCGGTTTTCCTTTAGAGATATATCCAGATGGCTACCTCATGCTCAACCTACACTACTTACCACCCAATCTGCGAGGCAGGCTCATGGATAATCTCTATACTTTCATGGCCAACAAAGCTCAAGGCATCTCGGACAAATCTAGACTCCTCCTTTCTTACAAGCTCCTTAAAGCAGTTGGACGATCCGGTCTCTACAAACCTTGTGTTAAGCGGTATCTTTTTGGTCACGTTAGAACCCCCTGGGCCGTTATAAACCCAACAGAATGGGATCTAGCAATGATGCTACCACTTCAGAAGTTTGTTAAAAAGCCTGAGACTGTAGTATGGCAAGAGTCAGTGAAGATAGTTAGAACTGCATGATAAATACTTCATTTCAATGGAGTATATAATTGGCTGATTCTGCACCATTAACAAGGGTTATAATAAATGGCGGAACAACACAAGATCCCACTCCAGATCTCCCCGCTGATGGACCTGGAGATCAGTTCCCTGGATTTTTACCTGACGATAGACAAATCGCTGGATTCAACATTGAACGATTTAAAGCTCTCACCGAAGCAGATAGAGGATTTGCAAAACCTAGTAAATTCCTTGCAAAAATTCCTATTCCTTCAAGTTTGTGGGGCAACAGCGAATTCCTCGAAACAGGAAGAGACCTCTCTTTTTGGTGTGATGCAGCCTCATTACCCGGAGCTGCCCTACAGACAAGGGATGTTCCTCGCTACGGATATGGTATGATTGAAAAGAGACCTGTACGAAATATTGTACAGGATCTTAACTTCACATTCTATGCTGATGGTGGAACTGATCCAGATAGACCTAATATAGGAACAAATTGGAACTTCTTTACTACTTGAGTTAGATCTATTTCTAATTTCAATATGTCTCGAGGATTAATGATGCCTACAGGAGGTAATGTTCCTGCAGGAACAGGTGGAACCGGAAACAATCCATCTGAACCCTATGAGATTTCTTATAAAGCTTCATATGTTTCTGATATAGAAGTGCGCGTATTTAGACCTGATGGCAGTGAGTCCCATGCAGTTGTCCTACGTGATGCTTTCCCTACTTATGTACAAGAAATTAATGTACGATGGGGAGATGACGGTGCAATTATGCAGATTCCTGTATTATTTGCATTTACAGATTGGTACTTAACAGGCTCAATAGCACAAGGATAAAATATGATACCTAAGATTGAAAGTCCTATTTTTGGAATGGTTTTGCCAGTAAGTAAAATAGATATAAAATATCGCCCAATGGTTCAGAAAGATGAAAAGATTCTTCTAGTTGCTAAAGAAGGCAGTGATCCTACTGAAATTCTTGGAGCAATCAAACAAGTGGTTCAGAATTGTATTCTCCCAATTGATATTGGTAAGAATTCTGAAACCCTTAAACCTGTTTTCCTCAATGTAGATGATCTTCCTGTAGTAGATCTTGAATGGGCATTCATTCAACTTCGTGCAACGAGTGTTAGCAATATCAGTAAGGTTTCATATATTGATGGTGTTGATCAAGAACAACGAGATTTTGACGTTGATCTTAATAAGGTTAAAATTGTTATGCCTGATCCTGGTGCTACAAACACTCCAGGTAATACAGTCATTTTAGGAGATGGTACCTTAATAAAGCTTCGTTATCCTCCTGCATATCTATATTCTGATAAAAATTTCTTACACAGTAACGGCGCGGACGCTACAACAAAACTTGCTGCAAGTTGTATTGAAACAATAAGAAATAATGAAAATAGTTCATTAACTAAAATTGGTATAGATTTCACACAAGCTGAAGCTGAAGAATTTATACTTTCTTGGCCTATTCCAATGTATGAAAAACTTACTGATTGGATTTCAAACCTTCCCCAATTGAATTATGAAATTAAGTATAAGAATAATGAGGATCAGGATCGTACTATCGTTCTGTCATCGTTAAATGATTTTTTTACGTTTGCTTAGTACATAACAATCTTCATAATTATTATAAAACTAATTTCACTTTTGTACATCATTATGGGTGGAACTTGAGTGATTGGGAGAATCTGATTCTTTGGGAACGTGATATCTATGTAGGATATCTTTATGACTTGAATAAGACCAACACTTCTACTAATCTTTCGAAGGTAGAACTATCACTTATAAAGAGTACTGGGAAGAAGAATCAAGCCATAATCGACGTTGTTAGTACTAAAAAGATGTCATCCTTATAAATAAAAACAAAAGGTTAACGGATGGCTCCAAATACTCAAACCAATGTTGCAAAAGATCTCCTTCAGGGTAGTTTTAAGGCCTTGCTTGGTGATAAAGCGACAACAACCATTGCACAGAAAATAGCCCATGCTAATGATAATAGCAACGTAACTACTATCGGCATGCCATCTACTTCTAGTAGATTTACTAATTATAAAGTAGATCAATATGATATTGTCAAAGCTATCCAAAAAGTAGCTGACAATACGGTTGTAGCCCTCAATACTCTCCAGAATGATGCAAAAAAGGTTAATACCTTTGTAGCTCGTACTCTTCAAGAACAGCAAGATTCTATTAATGTTGTAGGTCGAAAGGTTGATCACCTCAAAGATTCCATTGCATCCAATACCGATGAAATCAGTCGTCTCAAATATAAGCTAGCTAAAATTAATGCTGATTCTTTAAAAACAGTCGGTGTAGATGCATCAAATGATTTATACAAGAGAAAAGAAGATCCTGTAGCTGCAGGTGGTGGAAATATGTTAACCCAAGCTGCAATGACAGCTATGCTTTTAAAAATGTTACCAGGTGCTATAGCCACATTAGGATTATCTGCCTTAGGTTTAGGAACCCATGCAGTAAGACAATCTGATGAAGCTAAAAAGAATGAATATCCAGATGATGTAAAAAAATATGGTAAAGAAAAAGCAGATCGTTTAAATCAAATTAGAAATAGCGGTATTACTTCTAAACTAAACAATGCTCTTGATAATGTTTGGGAAGGTCGAGCTCCATGGAATGGCCCCAAAACACCACCACCTGGTCCTGGAATAGCAGGTAATGATCCTAACTCTGGAGAAGTTACTGATAAGGGTCAATATAGTCCAGGGTTCTTTAATAGAATGCTTGAACAAACTCGCCGAGTAACATCATTAGGAGGTATCCTTGACGGAACAACTGGGACTAGATCTTCTACAGGCATACAATCAGGTACCCCTTCTAACGCACCAGCTTCATTTAATGAACGATTTACTGGTCAAGCTGCACCACCAACTTTTAGACCTGGAATAGGTGGTGCAGTCGGTCGACCTGCTACCGGTAGTTTAGCTGTCAATCAAAATGAAGCTTATCAAACTGCTATTAAAGAAGGACTTTCGGATAAAGCTGCTCGTTCACTAGTAGCTAATATGAGTGGTGAGTCATTGCGAAAACCTTCAGATGAACATTGGGACGTTAAACATATGTCTCAAGGTATTGTTCAATGGGATCCACAAAGAGCTGGCGCTATTGAAAAACAATTTGGAAAACTTCCGAAGGATATGTCAGTAGCAGAACAAACAAAAGCTGCTATCTGGGAAATGAAAACTAATCCATCTTATAAGCAATCTTGGGATACACTTAATAATCCTAATGCTTCCCATCAAGAAATGGTATCAGCCCTTGTAACCAATTATGAAAGACCTGCTAATGCAGGTGCAGCTATTTCTCAACGTATGGGTCATCTTGCTAGTTTACCAAAAGAATTTGGTGCTAATGTTCCTGTTGAAACAAAAGGTACTCCAGCACAAGTTGCTATACCACCAGGATTTAAATTAGGTTCTGGTCAATTAGCATCAGTAATCGGACCTGATGGTAAAATGAGTACCATGGTTACAGGTATAGCGCGTCAAAAGCTTATTGATGGAATGGGTGAAGATTATAAGAAACTCCCACAAGGTTTAAAAGATCATATCGAAAAATCTTCTCAACTTGATATGAATGAAATTGCAAAGTATCAGAATCAAATTCCTGAATCTGTTAAAAAAGGATTTGCTGATAATGGTCTAACCTTTACCCCAGGTAAAGATGCTGTTGCAGCTATTCCTGGTACTAAACCTCAACCTGTCCTAGCAGGAATGCCAGGTGCACAAAGTGCTTTCAAAATTAATGACCGTTCAGGTGTATCAGGTGTTACTTCTACAGGTAAGATGGATAATGTTCAGGGTATGATCATTCATCATACAGGCGCCCGCGGTGATGTATCAGGGGTTGAAAATACACTTAAAGATAGAAATCTAGGTGTTCAATTTGTTATAGATAGAGAAGGAACTGTGCATCAACTTCTTCCTGATGGTTCAAAAGCCTCTCATATGAAAACAGGTTGGGGTGAGAAAGGTGCAGGTAAGAGCAATAGCAATATGGAAGGTGTTGAAATTATTGCTAAAGATGATAGAGATGTAACACCTGCTCAAAAGGAAGCTGCTGCTAAACTTGTAGGTTCACGGGCTGCTAAATGGGGATATGATCCTAAAACAAGCGTCTTTGGTCACGGGGAAGTAAATCCTGGACACAAAGAAGCTGATGAAGGTATGGGAGTCACTTCAGGTATTCGTGCAGGTACCCTTGATACAGCAGGAACACCAAATGCTGATGCTACACCAGCACCAACAAAAACTCCTACTACTATAGGCGATGCTACTGCTGTTAAGTTAACAAAAGAAGAACAAGCTACACTCAAAGCTGCTCCAGATGAAGATCTACCTGATGTTCATGATAGAGGTGATAATCCTGTAGGTGCTTCAGATACAAGTGTCAAGCCTCCTCAAACACGTCCTACATATGATCAGATGGGTAATGTTACAGGACAGGAAGAATACGATACACCAGTTAACAAAGTACCCGACGCCTCACCTGTACAGCCATATATCACTCCTGTTGATAGAATACAAAAAGTAGATGATCCTATGGGAACAGGTGATGCTGCAGCTGTAGTAGAATCTGGGAAAGTTGCTGATAAAGCTCGAGATTCTAGACTTGATCAATCAGATGCACCCCAGCCTTCTGCAGTTCAAAAGATGCAAGATCGTTCAGGACCTATGACAAAACCAACCCATCATCCTGAACAGATGTCTCCAGGACCTGGAAATGACGGATATGGTCAGAAGTCAGATCCAGACCATATAGGAATATGCTCAATATAAATATCAATAAAAGGATATAATATGGCAGATGATGCACCGCTTCCTGGTTTTCTAGATCCTAATGCACCAAAACCACCCCCTAATACTACATCAACTGTAGTCGTTAAAAGTAGCACAGAGAGTAATATTCAAGAAGAATCTTGGTATACCTCTCGTTGGAGACCAACTGCTGCTTACACATATCTTCTTATCTGTCTTTTCGATTTTCTTCTGGCTCCTCTTGGAATGCCTTTTATTTCAATGATAACCCATACCACCAATGTTGTATGGGTACCTTTAACTACTACTGGTGGTTCAATATTTCATCTTAGTTTTGGTGCAATTATCGGTATTAGTGCTTATGGGAGAACTCGTGAAAAGATTGCATATGATGGAGATAATGAACACGGAACTCCACCTAATAGAGGTGGTTAGTAAAAAGGGCCCCGCGGGGCCCTTTTGTTTTATACAATATGTAAATTTTGTAAAGTAATAACTCTATTAAGATTATAAAATTTCTGAGTATGCTTATAAAATTCTCCATCTTTTTTATCAACAGCTACACGAATTTTTGTTTTCCATGAATTATTCCAGCCGCCGACTTGAGCAATAAGGTCTACTGTTCCTGTTCGAACACTACCATATTTAGGAACCCAAGCTATTTTGGATCCTATACTCACTTCACCATTTCCAACTTTTACTTTTATTTTTTCATTCCCAACTATCATCTTGTTCTCCTTTTAAATCAAACATACTTTTAATGAAACCAGTTTCCTTTAAAACATAAGGAAAATTCTTTAAAGGTACACTTGTATATGGATCACTATCAGGAGTTACAGATATGTAAGTATTATTTCCTTCTTCCTGAACGATTTTACGGATCTTACCATTTCGCATCCCGAATGTTTTCGAGTACCAGATGACTCGGTCGCCAACGCCAACCGAACCACCCATAACAGGAACTGTTAACTTCACTTGTCAACCAAGTTCTTGAAGAAGTTCAACCCATCTTCATCGTCAACAGAATCATCAAGTCCTTCAGGAATTTCTGTATCAGCAGGTTCTTCCTCAGCTGCTCTTGCTTTAAACTTTGGAGCAGCTCTTTCTGGTTCAGGTTCATTTACAGGAAGTCCCTTGTTAGTTTTTTCCTGTGTGTTGATACCAAGAACCTTATTGAGCTTTGCAAGCAATTCTGGATAAGGCTTGAATTGATCAGGAGCAAGAAACTCCTGAAGAGCATAACCACTCTTCCAGATCTTTTCAATTGTCTTGTCATCTTTTGCTATTGGTGTAGATTCTTCAAACTTTGAAGCATCATAATTTCTATAGCCTTCGATCTTACGAATCTTAAGCCTGAAATTTGCACCTTCCCACATATCGAATGGATTCATAGGAGTTTCATCCTTGAACGCTTCAGGTGGTTCCATCTTTTCTTTAATCTTATCGAAGATCTTTTTACCATACTTGAACAGGAATACTTTTCCATCACATTCTGGTTTAGCAGGATCTTCTATAACTTCAATATTAGAGATAAATCCAAGCTTTCGCTTTTGGTCTCGAGCTTGCTTCCTTTGAGGAGATTTATCATCAGTCGTACTATTCCAAAGAATGTTATTATATTCCGCAACAGGATCTTCCTTACCGATCGTGGTAAGACAGTTTTCGATATACCAGCCCCCAGGACCTTGGAAGCCATGCGTCCAAATACGCACAAATGGTACGTCCTCACCTTCGATTTCTGGGAGAAACCGGATGATCGCATATCCATTACCTTCTTTATCTACTGTGGGTTGCCAGAAGCGGTCATCTTCTACAAATGTTTGACCGGTAGCGTCGTTGAGTTTCGACGTAAGCGCCTTCATCTGTTCGGCGCGTTGTTTCTTCATTTCAGCAAATGATTTTGCCATAGTAATATGTCTCCTTTATGATTGTATGATAATATTTTGTATGATAGTTTCTTTATTTTCAAAAGGATATCAACATAATGTAAGTCTTTAGTATAGTGTATTTATGTAACAATGTCAAGTGTTTATTTGAGATTCTAAAGGAAATATAGCTGTTAAAAGAACACAAGCAAGACATTCCCAATATTCAACCTTATGCCAAGTTCTCATATACTCCATATCTTTAAAAAGATCATCAGGTGTATACACCTTAGTACCTTCAAATGGAAAACGACCTGATCTTCTCATAGGTCCAAAACACTTGTTACAGCGCCGGACAGGTTTAAACCTGTCCATGCGATTAAGAAGAAATTCTCTCTCAGTCGTTTGCATCATCTTCTTCTAAAATATATCGAATATCTTCCGCAAGATCTAAAGTCCAATCACCTTTTAATCTTCGCTCTTGAGCTATTACCATAATTTGTTCAATTTTGAAAGATGAATATTTCTTCTTCTCCATATGATCAAGAAGCTTTTGTCTTTCTGTTTGTATAGTTGTCATTCATTGCCTCATCTATTGCATCAAGCGCATCATCAAACATCTTCTGTTGCATCTTTTCAGCTTGTTTCATATCTTCAATGTACATTTTTAGTATATCAATAAAGATCTTTTTACCATAATTTATACTATATTGAGTTTTACACTTATCAAAAGTTTCATAAAAATTTTTATAACCTGCTTTCCTAGCATCTAGTAATATACCCCATTCTGCTGGAGTAAAATTATCCTGGTTTTCTTCCCAGTGCTTTAGAAGCTTTTCACGTTCTGTCAGCATAGTATTCCTGCAATCCTTTCTTGAATGGTTCTAAATCATTGACATAAAAGAAGGGCTGATACTTAACCATCTTGTGTCTAAGTTCTTCCCATACCATGTCGCCATGCATCCACTGATCCCAATGATGCCTTATATTTACGCAATAGTCTAAAGCAAGGAGAAGTTC